ATCTCGAAGATGATTTTTCTCATCGGCAATTTCATTCCCCTGCCAACCGCTTTTACGAAGCTTTATCTGCTAAGATGGCAATCTTAGTAGATGCTGCTGCGGTTACAACTTTACAACGTGCGGGGTTTGTAGTTTGTCCTTTCTTTGTTGTCCAGGACTATCGCGATATTGAAAAAGCTTTGAAGGATCACAAGAAGATACGAGAGTTTCAACAAAGAAATTGGTTGGTTGACCCGGTTAAAGTTATGCCGCATGATAAAGCTTTAAAGAAATCGTTAAAAGAACTCACTCGTAAATTATCTGTAGAAGCAAGCATCTTAGGAGGCGGCTACTAATGCGCACAGCCGAACTCTTCGCCTTTATCCAAGAGCGCTATATGATCTACAAGCGCAAGGAAGATGGCCACGCCAAGCCCTGGACGCAAGATCCTATTCTGCAGAATTACAAATTTTGCAACGTCCACCGTGAAAACGACGCTGTTACAAAATGGATCGCAACGAACTGGCGCGACAAGAACCCTCGAGATCCTAATATTTGGATGGCTATGGCTATTGCGCGGTATATTAACTGGCCCCCCACGCTCGCTGAATTAAAATACCCAAATTGGAAAACGCCGCGCGGCAACATTGCCTGGAAAGACGATTTATATTGTGTACTACACAACCGGCGCGACCGCGAAGAGAAAATTTTTAGTTCGGCCTATATGATTACAACGCACGGCCACAAGGTTGATAAATTCACCTATATTGTGGACGCCGTGTTAATGACGTTGTGGGACAGCCGCCGCGAGCTAGACGCTAAGAACTTCCATACCCTGCACGATTATCATAAGGCGTTGTCTTCCCACGAAGGCGTAGGTAGTTTTATGGCAGCGCAAATTATCGCGGATGTCAAGTACACCCCGCAGTGGCTGCTAACTTCAGACTGGGAAACTTTTGCGGCAAGCGGGCCAGGTTCGCGACGCGGGCTTAATCGCGTCATGGCCTTTCCTGCAACTCAAACATGGAAAGAAGAATTTTGGAAAGGTTGTTTACTGGATTTAAAATCCAAGATCGATCCACTAGTTAAGAAAGCAGGGATCCCACCGATCCACGCACAAGATCTTCAAAACTGCCTTTGCGAGTTCGATAAATATGAACGAATTCGCCTCGGCGAAGGGCAGATGAAGTCCCGTTATCCGGGAACCGCAACAACCTCAGGAGGGAACCAATGAAAGTATTCGAAGTAAGTAATGTTAACCAGGCCGTAGCAACCGTAATTCCGTACTTGCTACAGCATGGCGTGTTAGAGGAAAGCCGCAACGGGCGCGTGCTCGTGGCGCCGGTTCCCGTTGTAACGGTGTATCACAATCCTCAGGAGCGTGTATTGTTCGGCGCAACCCGCGCAGCTAACCCGTTCTTCCACCTAATGGAGAGCTTGTGGATGCTCGCGGGCCGGAATGACTTAGCGTTCCCCCGCTACTTTAATAAAAATTTTGCTAGTTACAGCGATGATGGAGAAAAAGTACACGGCGCTTACGGCTGGCGGTGGCGTAAATCTTTCGGATACGACCAGTTGGCTATTATTGCGGAAGAGTTAAAGAAGAACCCTACAAGCCGCCGCTGCGTGTTATCTATGTGGGATGCTTCAGAATATGAGAGTGGATCAGATGCTGTTGGCTGCAACGATTTAATCTTAGCCATGTCTGGCGGTAAGGACGTACCGTGCAACACGGCGGCTTACTTTGATGTTCGGGGAGGCGCGTTGAATATGACAGTGTGTAACCGAAGCAACGACGCTATCTGGGGAGCGTACGGCGCAAATGCTGTGCACTTCAGCGTGATGCAAGAATACTTAGCGGCTTGGATCGGGGTTCCGGTAGGCGTTTACCGCCAAGTAAGTAACAACTTCCACGCGTATTTAGATGTGTACGACGAGGCTAAGTTGGCACAGATAGCCCAGGAAGCTCACGACTGCGATTATTACCGTCCGCATATGGTGCGCGATAAGTATGTTTATCCGCAGGGGTTATTGCTCGATAGCACAGAAACGATTGAGATGTTTGATTTTGATTTACAATTGTTTTTCCGGACATTAGATTCAAATGATTTTAATGCTGGAGGGTTCCACACGAATTTTTTCAATAACGTGGCTATTCCGATGTACATTACTTGGTGGGGCCGCAAAATGAAGATGGGGTCTGGCTTAGAACAAGCTGCTAATATTTCCGCCGCTGATTGGCGGCTGGCTTGTATTGAATGGATCCAACGCGCGGAGGACAAGAAACATGCTGCCTGATGATTTAAAAGACCGCCTAGGGTTTATTATACACGGTGGGTATTCTAAACGCTTCCACACTGTGGATACCTTACGTACACAAGATATCTCGCAACACAGTTTCGGAGTAGCTTGGCTTTGCGAATTGCTTAGTGGGATGACAGCCAGTAAAAATCTTATTATGGCTGCACTAGCCCACGATCTTGCGGAACACCAAGTCGGTGACGTCCCTAGCCCAACGAAGCGGAGTTGTGATGTTATTTACAATGCTTTAGAAAAGTTAGAGGAGGAAAGAATTGCTGGTGTCGGGTTGTTGTATGTACTAACTCCAGACGAGCAACGTATTCTTAAGTTGGCTGATATTTTAGACGGGATGATATTCTGTTTACACGAACGCCAACTTGGAAATAGGACAACACATTTGAGGGTTGTGTATGGCAACTTTCTAAGTTATAGTCGACTACTAGATCGTAGTGTTGACGAAGTTGTTTTCTTTAACTACATCAACGAACAATGGAGAGAACTAAATGAGCGAAGCAAATAAAACACAAGTGGCGGGCGACCACTATAAATCAGCCTTCCAACACTGGGATTACGTAGCCTTGGCGGGTATTGCGTATCTCCCCGCCCAAGTAAGTAAGTATCTTGTTCGTTGGCAAAAGAAAAACGGGCTCCAAGATCTTAAGAAAGCACTGCACTTCTTGGATAAGTTTATCGAAGACGAAGGTGCTAAGTATGAAGCGAACATGGCCCGCGCGGTTTCGTTTTGCCAACATAATGATTTAAAGCAAGACGAAATTGAACAATACATTATTTGTTCTGTACAAAACTATTTGTCGGGGAATTTAGGAATTTTACAAAATTCTCGCCTAGCCCTAGCTGAAAAAGTATTCACACTAGAGCAGAAAGCTGCCAGCTTTAACGACCCAACATTTAAAGAGGAGCGTGACGAATGGAAAACAAATTAGAACCACAAGTTGACCGCTACGGGTTTATTGTGTACAGTAAAACTTTTACGCAGCGAAAGAATTCTCTAAAGCAGCGGATTACAAATTTCACTCGGCGCTTTCTGGGGCGGCCTGAGAGAAAACCTTACCTTGCCCCGATCACACAAAGGGAGATGAAAATGTCATTGTATCAACGAGTAATTGCTTTCGAAGCAAAAGTTGGATTAGATATGGAACAGCTGTGGAACAAGTTTGAAGCTTGGCTGGAAAGCGAATTAAAAGCGAACCCACCCGGTACGCAACCGGCGCCAGCGGTTCAAGCAACCGGGATTGTCAGCGAAGACCCAAACGCTTCGGAAGAAGAAACTGCAAATGCAGCTGGCACGACTGACCCAAACGCTTAAAAATATTATTCGGGCACTACAAAAACTAAAAAAGGGAGCTAGTTAGGCTCCCTTTCTTTTGTCAACAAACTTTGACATTCAATTAGCCGATTCGTTTGCAGTTCGGCTTTATTTAACCGACCGATGAGACGCCGAAATCCTGGAGGGTCGGTGCAATAAAGTCCTTCTGTACGGGCGGCTGCGAGACTGAAGCCGGGACAGGTGGTAGGTCGGGGTCGTTGATCCTTGCGATCGAGCAAGCTGAGAGCATTGACATAAGCAGCATTGCTGTCAGTATTAAGTTTTTGTAGCGCATTATCCACTCCTTGGGTTGTAGCTTCTTGTGCGGCGCAATGCGTTTTGAGCGCGGTTGCTTGGTTGGCCAAGGCAGTTTCCTGCCCTTTCTTGATAAAATAGACATCGATCTCGTGTGCACTAAAGCAGACGGAAGTTGTTAGAAACGCAGTTAGTCCTATTGTGATCCAGTTCATTGTCCAGCCGCCTTATCTTGTTGGCCTTGGCCCCACGCCGCCGCGCCGTGGCTAGCTAGTGGCCCAGCTACACCACCACCAAAGTCTACCGCATTAAAATGGTTGTGGAGCCATATTACGTCGTATACTGTTAGGGCTATAATAATGATTACGGCCAGGACAGCAAAGTCTGTGTACATGGGGGCATCTTTACCCGTGGAGTAAAAGAGTTTAAGTAGATATTTAAGCAAGGGTGCCTCCTGCGTCTATGAAAGCTTGGCGTAGCGCGGCGGGTGCGTTCTGATGTTGACCACTATTTCCGCCGGGGAAGCTGGCCCATTGATTGTTTAACCGCATTAAAGCTGTATCAATGTCGCCCGCTATTACCGCATCCATAGCAGCAAAATCTTTAATAATTTCCGTTGCTACTGCGTCTTGCGAGGCTGGGCTAAAGTCTGGCAAAGTAAGCCGCGCTTTATAAGATTCCCAAGTTCCGTGGATAATTTGGTAGCGCCCGGCCGCAGTTGAATTTAGAGCACGGTTATAAATATTAGGGTGGTCGGCGTAGCTGTGAAACAACATGAGATGATTAGGCGTTGAACCGACTAGGACGTTGTAACCGTTGTCGCTTTGCGGCAAGGTACAGGTGCCTTCGGACACGCCAATCATTGTTAAAAATGCTGATATGTTATCCATGTTAATTTCCTACTCCCGGGAGTGTGCGCATTACTTTTGCTACAGGCTCTTTAACGATAAAACTTACAATGATTAAAACGGCGACGATCATTATTGTTTTAATTATCCAAGAAAACCCGCTACTGACTCCAACTCGGAAAACACTCAGGGCGCCACGCACTGCTTTTAAATCGGAATAAGCGTTTTTGTCATCTAGCCCAATCGAAGCCAAGGCTTTTTTTGCGCCTTCTGCAGCCACTTCTTCCATAAACCTTTTTAATTCTTCATCCGTTAACCCACACAAGCGATTGTGTTGACGGCGTTCAGTATGTCCGTCCCACGGCCGAGCTTGCATTAGAAACTCCCTAAGAAAGTAAACAGCCCAAGGACAGCGCCGTAAATTAGTTCGGCTATAGGGATGCCTCGTTCAAATCCTTTTAGCGTTGAAGGAATTTGCCAGCCCAACCAATAGCAAGGGGCGATTAAGATGCCGCCAATTAAAAGATAAGCTCCTAGCTTAAAGCTTAACAGTGCCGCAATAACCGCTACCGGGCCAACGTAGAGTAACCCCTGTAACGTCAGCATTAATGGGTTCCAAGCGGTCGGGATTGTATCGTACTTGCCCCAAGCAGCTATACACGCACCGCCAAAAGCCGCGACGATTAAAGCGCCAACATAGCAAATTTCAATTTCGTATTCAAACACGGCGGAACTGAACGCCACCGTTGCCGCTAACGGGATAGCCCAAAGCAAAAGCCGGGCTAGTTGGCCAGACGTAATTGTAATGAGACCCCCCCGGCAGCGGTTTGCAATCGCAAGGATGAAAGGTTGAAAAGGTAAATACATTTTAACCTCCTACGTCTTAATGCAGTACATCAAAGCCACGTTGGTAGGACGCGACTCGGTTGTGCCTGTGTTGTTGTTGACGGTGATGCCAGTTGTTGAGCTAGAAGTTGTGACACCAGTACCCGTTGAAACTGCCGTAGCAACAGGATTGGCACCACCAGAAACACTGTTTGTTGATTGTGTTATGGTATGCGTATGACCAGGATCTGTAATCGGGTGACTGTGCGGCCCAACTTGATAAGCCTGGGTTGAACCAAATGTGCGCCCACTATCAACACTCCCGCTGTCCGCCCAACCGCGAACAAATTGCCCACGTAAATCGGGCAGGTTAAAGGTTGTTGAACCATCGCCAACACCAAACGTAGTGCCGATTACGCCGAATAGCGTTGCGTAAGTCGTCCGGGAAATAGCCGCCCCTGCGCACTCTAGATAGCCCGTTGGCGCTGTACTAGCCGCAAACGCGATAACTGTACCGGAAGGGTTAGTGTGCGTTGCAGAAAATGCTGTCAAAGCTGAGTTAATTTCCGTTACGAGATTCGTTAAATTGCCATCGTCGGGCACACTAACGCCTTGGGACACCATCCAATTTGCTAGCCCAGCCGCCATAAAACTAGATTGTGCTAAAGCAGTGTTGGCTTGCACTGAATTTGCTAAGCCGGATTGAAATCCATTTGCAAGAACTGAGGTTAAAGCCGCGTAGGCGGTAGGCGTTAGCCGGTTGCCCCCTGATCCTGCCGCATTGGTGCAGAAAGGTAAGATTTGTGTGGTTGCCATATAACTATACTCCTGGTGATAAGGTTCCCCAGACGCCGACGTCGAAGCCTGAGATTGTTGAATTTTCTACATCGAAGCCAAAGAGCGGTGCACCTAAAACGCTGGGCGTAACGAAATTAAATATTTTAACGCCAGCAGGTTGAACTGTAAGGTAGCCGCCGGTAAGCAGCGCGTAAGTAACCGCCGTCAACGGCGCTGAACCCGTAACACCCACGTACATTCCCATGTCTTGGCGATCTTGAATAAAGAAGGTATTGCCGGGGAATACTGGATCCATAAATTCGTAAGCGCCGGGGATCGTTCCGTCCCATTGGTTGTTGGCAATTTTAGCCAATAGCAGTTGGCGGTACTGATCGTCTGGCAATGCCACTAAGCCCGTGGAAGGATCATACGGCCCTTGCCAATTACCCTGATCCCAGCCCAGCCCAGTTGTGTCCCAAGAAAAATAGACGTTTGTCAACGGCTCTGCTAGGTAGCGGCTTTGCCCTACCCAAAGCCCAACGATATCTAATTGAGCGCCAACGGCAGTTTGAATGCTAAACTCGCTGGGGAGCGCCGTTAATACAGCTTGTAAATCGGCCAGCGGTTGTACCGCCATTGACAACACAGCTAAAAAATTAGGCTGCTGCGCGTGTTCTGAAGTTACTAATCCGGTGTATTGGGCAATTGGCGCTGTCATTTACGTCACCGTAATCGTTATAGTGCCCGCGTAAGGAAGCTCGTTAAACGCAATCGCAACGTCCGCAGTGGCAAAGCTGCTAGTGCCGCGCCTAAAGGTCAAAGAGGTAATATTATAAGTGTTTGCCACGCTTCCAGTGTCGTCCAGCGGAGCCCAAAGCTTGCTGAAGAACACATAGAAATCCGTTCCGCCAATTGGCAAGGAATTTAAATAAGCCGCGAGCTGCGTTTGCATCAGCGTACCAGTGGTGGACACATATCCCGTTTGCGCTTTTATTGTTACGTTGGCGTCAATATTGACTAGGGTGGGTTGGTAAAAGTTAATCGTATCGGGGATGCCCGCGCTGTCAATTGTCAACACTGAAGTAGTGCCGTAAGTGCCAGTCCCCGGGGATTTTTTAAGCGCAATGGCGTTACCGATTAATTGTACATTACCGCCTTCAACCACTAACGAGATAGAATGCGCCGGGATGCCCAGCGCGTTCGTACTGCCGGTATCGTTAACATAGCCTTGTACAGCTTCAACCCCAGACACGTTAGCTACCGCCGCAACAATAGCCGCCATAACGGTCTGCGAAGGTAGCGAAGTAGAAATTGCCTGACGCACGCGCAAGGCTGCGTCGGTCTCCACGGCAGCGCCGGGGGTGCTAGCTGCCGCGTTGGTTACGGTTTGCCAGCCCAAAGTTGGGGTTACAATTTGCGTTACGGTGCCGATTGCGCTATTCACAGCGCCCGCTACAGCAGCCGTAGCCGTTATCCCGATAGAACCACCCACCGGGATCGTAACGCTTGCTGGCAAGGTGTATTGGTTGCCTAGCGTGTCAGCTACAATGCCGTTCGTTATAATCGTGCCCGCAACGCCTACAATCGTCACAGTGACGGTCGAATTAGAAGCAGTAAGGCGCGTAAGGCCGTTAATCCCCACCACGGTACTAAGGCCCGTTCCCTGCGCTGTAAGCGGGCTAAAGGAGTTGTAGACCGCAATTGCCGTGTTGTTACTGTCGTTTACGGCTTGGGCAAATATGCCCAAAAACTGGCCATCTTGGCTGTCGGGATCGATATAAATGTCAGAGCCATAAATAGCCTGTACGCTGGCTTGGAGCGAAGCGTAAATGTCCGCGTAGCTAGGCGCTGAAATCCCCGTAGAGGTGACTTGTGCGGCTAGGGTAGGTAGAGGGTAGGAGGTCATAGCGTGGTCGTCACCTTGGTTTGCCCATATTGGGTGTTAATCGTTGCTGTAACAGTTAGCGCCCGCGTGGAGCGATTGAGGTTACTAGCATAATCTAAAATAGCCGTTACGCCTTGAGTGCCCAAAATTTCATTTTGTATAGCAAGGTCGTAAATGTTTTGCGTACCAGCGCCTAGAATTTGTGTATTCCAAGGTGTTCCGGCTGTATTATCTAAAAACCATTCCCCTTGGGTAAGTCCTAGCCGAGTTTTTACAGCCTGAGCCACCGCTGCGGGCGTGTTGTGCAAAAAGTTTTGTAGATTCTGCCCAAAAGTATAATCGCCCGTTGGGCTTAAAGCTCTGTACCGCATTAAAATGCTGCTCCCGTATTTCCACTTCCAGGCGTAACGCCTGAATGTTTATGATTTTTCAAGCTTACTGATCCCGCCGTAACGTCGCCTGTTGCTGCGATTGAACCGTTAAACGTCATCGTACCAGCGGAACTTGTCGCGTCGCCCGTAATAGCTGGGGTGTTCATTGCAATGCTGGTTGAAGCATTCATAACAATTTGTGGGCTTGTCACAACAAACTCGGTTGGCGCTACAACCGTAACCACGCCGCCGCCGGACATTTCTACGTAGGTGGATCCATCGTTTGATGTGAGGCGCGGATGAGCTGCCACAGTAAAAGCGCGGGGGAGAGAACGAAAACCCACAAAAGCAAAGCCATCAGAAAGATCGTGAAACCTAATTTCTTCTGGGGGCTGTATGCCGCCCTGATACCACCAAGAGTTAATGCAGCGCGAACCAAACACGACTAAACATTCGTCGCCCTGCGCAATTGGAAAAGTTAGCGTAAAATTGCCCGCGCCTTGAAAAAACACCGGAACGTCCACCAAAAGCGGAAGATTGACCATACTAAAATTACCGTACTGATCACGCACTCTAGCTTGAATTGCGGGCTGCGCTGAAATAGTCATTTGTGCCGAATTGAAACTTTCAACAATGCAAGGCATTGCTGTCCAAAGACTGGCGCGGAACCCATCTAAAACGGCCCGCATTGCTTCTTCCGGTAAATCAGCGCGTTCTCGGCGGTCAATAGTTCTAATTGGCTCAACCATAATAATTTACCGATTGTTTCTGAATCAGGCTTGGGGTAATGCCTTGGTTAACATCTAGACAAACTATTTCCGTGTACCATTCGTTGCCTCGAGTGTTTCCAATATATTCAACGTAGAACACGCGATACAACCCATCGTTGTTAATCGTAGCTAAGTTTAACAAAGTTTGAGTTTGTGCCGGCAAATTTAAAGGTAGTCGGTATTTTTGAATAGAAGCGTTGTCAATTTGTATTAATCCGCCCATTTGTATTTTGGGGTTAATTAAACACTTCATCACAATGCCGCTAGGGGTTTGCTCGGGGAACCCAATTAAACCTGTGGCAGAAGTCAACACAACCACTTCCCCCGGAATGTAGCCCGTTAACGGAACGAGTTGTAATTGGCCATTTTGTATGCTCCAGCTATTGCCAGTGGTGTTGGAGATTTTACGCATTTCGTCACGAGCCATGCCAAACATAACTTTGCCGCGTGTTTGCTGCGTAGTTGGTAGCGCCGCCGTGTAGCCTTGTGCAACGCCATAAGGTGCCATAGCCGTAGTTACTGCGCCAATTTGATTGGCCGCCGTAGAGCCCGCCGCTAGCGTTGTATTGACCAACGCAAAGTTATAAGCTGAGTCTCCATCTGCCGCTGTAATATCTAAGTAACTATCTACTTCGCTTTCATGCCCTGTGCGGTATTGTTTTACTTTACCGTCAAAGATTACACCGAAATTATCTTCGTATCCAGCTTGTAAGATCACTCGGTCAAATTGTCTTTGGATCGTGTTTATTGTATCTTGTGATACATTATACACTCGAATATCAGCCGCGTTCGGCGTTTGGGTATCCCCGCGCCTGATCGTAAATGTAAACTGTAACGCGCTCAGGTCAACGCCCGGCGAGGGGTTAGAAGCTCCGTAAGCGCCCACGGCTAAAGTTGCTTTGCGTAAAAACATTTATTCTGCCGTAACGTAGAATACGTTGCTGTCTGTTCCCAGATTAGTAAAAGTCGGAATTGCATCTACATTACTTGCGGTTTGAACGTAGAGGCTTCCGTTAAATCCTAAGTAGCCGTATTGCTCTAGTAAGTTTACGCCGGTAACTAGCGGGATGCCCGAAACAATTGGGTTATTACTGGAATCCCCAATGTCTAAGAACCAACCCTGTTGCATGGCGTTCCATTTTAACAGTAACGTGTAAGTGACCCCGCCCAACCCAATTGTGAATTGTTGCGGCGCGCCATTAAGCGGGACAGTGTAAACAGTTTGAACCATTAAAAAAATACCTTTTGGAAATTCGGTAAAGGATTAGCGCCTACGCCCGGCTGAAAATATGTTCCCGGGGATAAACTGCTGTTACCTGTGTTAACGGGCGCGAGCGTTTGCTGCGGCGAAGCTTGGTTGGCTGCGGGTGGTAGAATCGTCGTGGTCGTTTGTACAATAATAACTTCTTCGCACACTAACGTGGCTAGCAGCGTGTGTTCAGTTTTTTCTGTTGTTGTGACAGATATATCGTTCAGCAACATATTGGTGTATTGGCGCTTGCCCGTTGTGATGCTAAACGGAATGCGCTGGGCTTGCAAGGTTAATAATTGATTGTAAACTGTTTGAGAATAGTTTAATGATAGATTATTGTTATTGCCCGCTGCGTAACCGTAAAGAGAAGACAAATCCGAAATAACCGATTCCAACCCGCTATTGCTCCAGCCCGCGTGGATAATCAAATTTGCAGGCATTTTATACGCATGATCGCTAATTTGTGCACCCTGTTGTACAGGATGTTTAGTGACCACAAGTTTATCGTGGTGCTCTTCTTCGATTGTCACTTGCGCAACAATATTACCAATCGTGCGTTGCGGCGAAAATATAGCAAGTTCAAAGTTGTCTAGCACGCTCATTGATAGACCCCTTCAAAGTTCCTGACTAGTTTGGCGTTGGTGTTATTCTGCATAGCAGAAACCCGGTTAGCCACATCTGCTGCGTTGCCGGAGCCATTGACGTTAATCGTGGTGGTTTGATTAATCGTCGCACCTGCTAACTTTTCTGCTGCTTGGCTGCGTAAATAAGATTGTCCAGCAATGTCGCGCGGAATTTCGTAGTTCCCCGTTATAATGTTACTCGCTGCACCCGCGTCGGTTGCGTTGCGCAACATAGACCCCGCGCGCGTAAATTTTCCACCCGTTAATTCGTATTGTACAAATTGCAGCTGCTCTTCTTCGCTTGCTTGGCGGATATCTTTACCGAACTTTGATTTAAATTCAGCTTGGCGATCAGGATGCCATTGCGCCAACCCGTAGGCTTGCCCGCTGTCGCCAACCGCGCTGGGATTACCGTTACTTTCGGCGTTTAAATTAGCAACAATTCCAGCTGCTTGTGCCTTTGTCCAACCTTGCTGCATGAAATAAGACATCATGCGGTCAGTTGGAGAACCCGCTGATTTATCTTGATTTGTGTAGTCTTTATTTCCGGAAACAGGTTTATAATTTTTGTACATTGAATCAGATTCAGCAGCTAAGGCGTCTAACTTCTTACCAGTTTTACCCGAAAACCAATCCGCCGCACTACTACCTAACGCAACCCCAATTTCTCTAAAGAATGGAATTACAATTGCAGACAGAACACCAATATTTTCAAATGTATCAGTGAACGCTCTTCCAAATTTATTCATGGCCGGGATTAATTGCTCACCCAATACGATCGCGATATCGTTAAACCATTTTAAAGCGGGCGCAAAACCATTAAGGAAATTTGCGCCGATTGCTTGGACTGCAATTCCTAACCCAGTAAACTGAACTTCTAATTCGTGCCCCTTTTTAGCAGCCTCGTCTTGATTGACGCCCATTTCTTTAAAGAGATTATTTGCTCTTTCAAGATTAGGAACAAACTCTGGATCTCGCATTGCGAGTACGGTTTTTTCATCAAAACCCAATACGCCGCCGTACGCAATAGCTTGCGACGTCGTCATTTTTTGAAACGCTTGAGCTATATCTTCAACGACTTTAGCTTGGTTTCCTAAGTCTTCGGGCTTTACGCCAAAAACCTGTTGTAAATACCCGCCGCCGCCGGGGTATTTTCGCTGGAATGACGCAAGCCCCTCCATCGCTGCTTTCGCGGAATCGGAAGAACTGCCAAGATTTTGAAACGCGGCAGAAACCGAGCCGATGTCTGCTACGCTAGCGCCGGTGCGGCGGGCAGTAAAATAAAGGCTGTCAAAGGTATCTGCGAATGCTTTACCTAATGCCTCTACTTCGGTGATTCCGGCAACCAAATTACCAGAAAATTCTTTAACTTGTTTTGTAGAATCTTTTAAAGCTTTATCAAATTTCTTTTGACTCTTTTCATCAACCTTGTACCCTAGACTGACAAGGAAATCTTTAATCGTGTCAGCCATTCTAAGTTCCCCCAGCTTCCTTTATGCGGTAATCATTTTCGTTCTTTACATCAAGAGCGTCGTTCATACGCGCAATGTCTTCTAAGTTTAACGTGCAATCTAGTAAACTTTCATATTTACACATGCCCGCAATAACGGGGCGCATAAGATAATCTTCTCCCGACGGCATTGACACAAATTCTACGCCTTCTTTTCCCCGGTTGGGGATGTTGGGCCGCTTAAAGTAAAAAAATCAACCACCTTGTTAGCCTTGGCAGTCGCCATCATGATTTTGAAAAGATCTTCTGCAGTCATATCGTCGAACATAATGCGCTTTGAGCCTCTGTTAAACACAGGTGCCCAGGTTCCTCCGGGTTGCTGCCGCGTAGCTACCGCAAGGCAAATGTTAATCGTCAACTCGGCATCTTCAGTAGACATCTTGCTTAGTTCAGCAATAATGTTTTCCGCTGCTAGGTGTAAAGGTAAAAGCTTCCGCCCCAAATGAAACGCGTCCATTGCGGGGAGCTGCCCTATCCGGTAAACTTTACCGTTGACGACTAATTCTTCCATGAATTACTCCTACACAGATCCTGCGCCGAATGAAGCAAGGTTGGTTAGAATAGTTCCGCCCAAAGATTGCTCCAAAATGCCTACGCTAAAATCCCATTCGATCATTCCTGCTTCTTTAGCGTAATTGATATCTGGGTGTTTTTCGAACGCACAATAAGTGCCAACGATAGAGTCCCCTGAGATAGGGTTGGCGATTGAAATGACGTTCAGACCCCAGCTTGCGCTCGATTGCTTTTGTAAATTGTACATTTGCGAAAGCAGTTTATTCACGTAAGAAGTTTTTAACAACCGCACCGTAATTTTACCGCTTTGGCCCGCGTGCAAACTGTTCATTGCAGAACCGTCTGCACCGATTGTAAGCGTATTCTTTTCTTCGCGCAAAGCAGTCGTAATGCCTTCTTCCGCTGCACCAGCGCCAGAGCCAAGACTGAAACTTCCACCTGGGCCAATGATCGACGCATTAACGTCTAGAAACGAATACGTTCCACCTTGTAAATTCTGTGACATCTAATACCTCTTATTGGTTGACGTTAATAATAACGGAAGCAGTGTGTACAGCCCCCGCAAGTTTAGCTGCAATTTGAAGCGGAGGAGCGGCCCGCGCTGCGCGTGAAGCTGAAGATTGAGAAGCAATCGGCGGGGCGTAAACGTAGTAACCCTTAGAAAGTAAATCGCCAGTGTTAAGCGTTCCAAAGCCACCAACAGTCCAGACGCCCGGCGCTAAAAAGCCGTTAGCCACAAACGCCGCGCAAGTTGCCTGAGCTGCCGTAACAAGCTGGTGGATGCCTTGATCGGTTTGTGGTACTTTGGTTTGGCTTTGGTACAATACGTTGTAAAGGTTCGTTTGAATTTGATTAGCCAAAACGTCGGTGCCGACAATAGTGTCGATATACTGGCCGCTGGCCACCTTGCCGTTAACGATAATGCTGGTGGCATTCGTGTAAGTTGCAAAATAATTGTAATTGTTACTATCCAACGCACTAGACTGCGATGCTGTTAACAATTCAGGCGTAACGCCTGGCTCTTGCTTGTACATCAGCGTAATTGTGGTGTTGTTACCTTGGAAGTTCGTGGTTAAAATACGCCCCAATAGAGACGCAACCGCGTAAAGATTGCTAGAGCTGTACTGGTAGCAAGTCCGGTTGTAGCCGAGCTGTTTTAGCTGGTAGCCAATGCTGGCGTTATCTGTGCTAGAAAGCGCAGAAGTTTCATTGGTGGTTAAACCGTAAAGGTGAGCGTTCGTATTGCCGTCGCCTTCAATATACGCGGCGATTGCAAGGTGATCCGCATCTACAATTGACGCAGAAGCGAACATCAAGCCGTAGAATTGGGTAGGCAGCGCGTCCATAATAGACACAGCCGTAACCGCAGATTCAGCTGCAATCCCGGTAACGCGGTAGCTGGCCGTAGCCGCTGTTCCCATAAGCTGCGCCGAAATATCCGTACCGCTGGCGGGCGAGGTTAGGAAGCTAATTTGAGAAGCCGTACCCGTTGAGTTCGATTCAAACAAAAATTGGCTGTTAGCGGCAGACCAAGTACAAGTCACGCCTAATGTAGCAGCAGCCAGCCCCGTATTGATAACAGAAGCAACGCCATTCATGTTGGTTACGGAAGAGAAGTTTAAGCCAGTTACCGAAGTCACAGAACCCGCGTCTACAGCGATTTTAAAACCACCTGAAGCAACGCTCGTCCACGCGGAAGCAAGTTGCTGCGCAGGGTTTAATACGCCGCAAAGTAAACGGCCAGATGTAGCTGTTTGCGCCCAACGCCCAATATAGAGCTGCGCAGGGCTAGGCGTTTGACCAAAGAAAGCGGAAGCTGCTAGATATTCCGGTACAGACGTCCCGAAGTCAGCCGCTACAGCCGAAAGTGAATTATAAGACCGCAAGCGTTGGTAGGTGTCAATCACATCGCTATTACCCATAATAAGTAAAGAGCTGAAGTTTGCCGCCTGGGCCGCGCTGGGGGAAAGATTGACTGATACGTTAATCAGCCGATTTACATTTAAGCCTACTGGCATGGTTGTCTCCTAGTTATTCTGCGTTGAATTCATCGGTTGTATATTCGTTGCCTACTGTTCCAGCAGAAGACAAAACGTCCAGGACGGGGTAAACTCTACTAATAGACCTGCGGATCCTGACCATCATGTCTACTTTGTAATATTGTTGCTCGTTTAACATTGGTGGAACGGTACGGGCTTCTCCAACCTCAATAAGCCCCATTCCATTTAATTGGAATGTTTCTCTGTTTTGTGGTGCGGATAACCCATCACGTAACAACGCGGCATTGTCGTCTGCATTTGGCCCGTAAATGCTGAAGAGTATATCCAGCTCCTCGTGACGTTGCAATAAATCATAACCTTGCCCGGTGCCAATGTCGGCTTCAGGGTAGGGTAAGTTGTGTCCAACAAAAGCAAAGGTATCTCCCTTACGATTAACAATTCCCAATACAGCCCAATCAGTCGTAATCGAAGGTTGGGTTGGCATGACTGGCTGCCAGCGCGGGCGGACAAGCGTGGGATCCGTAAAACCCAGGATTCCCACCGTTAAAGCTTGAAAGAAGATAATTAAGGCGGAGTCCTGCAGCGGCGCGGGCTGCGAGGCTGGGATTAGATAACCCCCGGTTGAACTGTTGTTCGTCATTGTGAGAGAGCCGTGTCAAGCAAGATGCAGATATTGGCGGTAAATCCACGCCCAAACTGTGACCAGTTGCCCGCCTTTTTAACAACATAATTTGCTCCTAGCCAGACAATAATATCTGGGTTATAGCCTGCAACAACGTCATAAAGTCGCGTTGAAGAATGTACGGTAATAGAGCCCTTGGCGTTTTGCAGCTCGGGGTCGCGTAAGAAACTGGGATCTAGTGGCATTACAATCGCGGTGATTGTGCTGTCCGTCTCCCCCAGCGTATTATAGCCACTGCTGTTAACAGTCTGTGTTGTTCGACGCAATACAACCTGTTCGCAAAAGTCAGGGTCGGACATTAGATCGGAAACGTCAATATTAGGCATTATTTATCCGTTACAACGTAGGTTATGCTGTTAAGGTACGAGCTAGTGTCGATGAGTGGTTTTTCGCTGAAATTACCTTTTGCTCGTCGCGCTGCCAAAGTTCGCTCGGAGAGGGGGGCGAACGGTCCAGTTCGGATCTTGTTTTTAACGGAACTTTGTGCCAGAAGACCAATGCGGTTGAAAGCACGAGTAACTGCATCAAAATCAGCTTCGAGTACTTTCTTGCCGGCTTCTTTAAGGAGATTTGAAACTTGTTTAAGAACATTGTTTACTCCAGGTATTAGCGCGGGCCGGGCCGGAATGTTAAGCTCCGGCACCCCAAATTCCATTGCGTAACCAATGGTAGCATTGTTCGGGCCATTGTCAGGGCGGACATCGCCAAGGTCGGCGGGAATACCCACCAACACACGGTTCTTGGTTAAAGCACTTACAGCTTTGTAGAACTCTTTCGTGTTGTCTTTGGTAATTTTTACGCCCGTTATCACGCAATAATCCCGCCGCCTGTGCCGAACACCCCACCGAAATAGTCGCCCCCGCCATTTACTTGGATTGGCTTTGCACCGACCATGCGCGCGAGGGTAAGGAATTGAATCCCGTAACTTGTCGAATTGTACAATCCGCCGTTCTTTAGCGCAATTGACTGGGTGTCATAACTGATAGACACTTTGTCAACCGCCTTAGACGCGATAATACCTTCCGGCGAACCCGGTACTCCACCCGCTGCAGAAACTTTAGCCCGCTTTGCGGCTACGGCTAAATTGTGCGCGGTAAAGTAGGCTAGCCCGTTGTCGAGCAAGCTTCCCCAAATTGTAGCATTGAGCTGCTGTTCTCCCAAATTGATATAGAAACAAATTTGGGTGGTAGAGAACAACGCCGCATCTTCAAATTCAGGGAAAATTGACCGGAAGGTGTTAACGTCCATCTAGCGACCCCGACCCTTACGGGTTACGGGAGCCTCAGGCTCAGCTTCCTCGGCCGAAGCTTCCAACTCAGCGTCTTCATCATCTGGCTCAAGTTCTTCACCGTCATCATCTGATTCATCTGCTTCTTGGTCTTCTGCTGACTTTGTCTTGGGTGCATCTTGTACTCCTTTTAGGTCATCAGGAACAGGAGAGCCTGTACCTTCGATGTTTTTAAAAGCATGCGCCACAGGTTCTGCGTCGTCTTCTACCTTTAGAACTTTTGCATGATGCTTTGTAAACCAATGCTGCGCAACCTCATCGGATACCGTGTGAACACCCACGCCGAAGCGTGGGGTCACAGTGCCATCCGGAAGGTTTAAAAAGAAAGGTTTATCAACTTTGATCTTAGGCATACTAACCTCCTAGATTCCGTCGCGGTAAGAGATAGTGTCTGGGTAGACAATTTCTACTACGCCGAGACGACCGAAGTAAGTCGTCAAGTGATAGATTGAACGGTATTCCAGTGGTGTCCGTTGTAACGGTACCAAGGGGAACCGCAGACGATCTTTCGCTTTGGTGTACGCAACCATACGACCCGAGTTAGCGTCCACGAATGGTGTACCGCCTGTAGCACGACCAGACAACCATTTCAGTGGTTGAATATTCAATTCTTTACCGTTGATAGACAAAGAGATTGAATTCTTCTTCACGAACTCCAGGATAGACTGGTTACCAGCTGTGCTGATAAGTGTAGAAGACAGATAGCCAAAATGCTTAGGCGGAATGCGTAATTCAGACGGACAAATTGCCCAACCAGATTGCGCCCAGGTCGACGTCAATTGTTCATTGATGTCCGCCAAGATTTGGTTAGGTGTAGTTGTACCGTTTAGCCATGAACCGTTTACGGCTGTGGTGAAGTTAGTCACGGAAGCGGTGTTGTTCACCATACCAAATTTATTAAGCGCCGTGTCGCCAATGTAGACCATCTCATCGATGTCCATATTGTGCTTTAGCTTAATACCTTCCAGCTTTTGGGAATCAACCGGACGACCCAACCGTTGCGCAGATTCAAGTTCTGGGATCGAATAGCCCAATTCCATACCCCAAAGGGTTAATGGGTTCGGGGTTTTACCGATGTCTAGAGCTAAGTTAGCAATCTGAGTTGAATCTTTACCAATCCATGATTTACCCGTTGGGCTAATACCGCCCACAGCAGCAAACGTGGAATTGGTGAAAGATGAAGTTTCATCCGCAATAGACACGTCTTCGCGCAAATCAATATCGCGAGACCAGCTTACTGCTGCCAATGGGCCGTGAAGGGTGGGATCCAACCGCTCCAGCTCATTGATTAAGAATGAACCTGTACTGTCGATCGTGTGGCGATCGAACGTCAAACCTTGGTCGTGAGTTCTTGCGCGGATCAACTTAGGAGCTTCAATTTGTAATGACATATTCTAGGTTCCTTTCTTAAACGGTCGCGCGCATATTGAGCGCGATTTCCACGTTGCCATTCGCATCCGCCGCACCTGTGAAGTACGAGTGAGGGACTTGGAATGTATTTTGAGCTACAGTGAGCGTCAAATAATCGCCGGAGGTAGGCGTACCACCTGCGGTAATTTTAAATGACAACCCGTTACCCAGCGTTGCTTGGGTTCCTACGTTGCCCGCGCCAACAACCGCGCCACCCGCGTCTGTTACCGAAAAAGCAGCCGTAGCGCCCGTAGCCGTAAGCGTAGCTTTGTACACGCCAGCAGGGGTTGTCGAAGTAGCTGATAGCGTACCGGCGGTAGAAGTGCCCACGCCCGTTGTAGCGGAAGCGGTAACTCCAGTGTCAGCAGCAGCTTCAAAATCGCCTACAACTTTACCCGTTGAAGGGTTAGCCACACGCACGTAAACATTACCGTTAGCAACTGCAGAAGCAGTTCCGCCGAGCAGCGCGTTCACATAACCGCGCATCATAACGTCAGCCAACAAATTCGTGTTAACTGTAGAAACGCCGAGACCGTCGTTCACGCTTGAATTGCTGATCGGGAACGGGCGAACCAAAATTCCGTAGAATAGTGATTGAGTGTCGTTAGCGATAATTTTACGGATATTGTAAGAAGTAGGGTCAATCGCAACCGCCACGCCAAAAGTAGTAGGCGGGTTGGTTGCGTCGTATGCCTTTACTTCAACGACCGAGTTTTCTTTCCGCGTAATGTCGCCGGGGATACCGGAACCCATACGTGAAATAAATGAATTTGCACTTGCCATAATTTATGTCTCCTTAGCGTTGTGCCCAGAATTTTGCATTCTGTTCGTTGATGGAAGCAGGGGTTACTGTTGCCCTGCCGAAGTCCTTTGTGGTTACATTGCTACGGACTCCGCTAGCATTGTTGCGTTGCTTTAGAACTTCAGAAGCTCCAATGAACAACGCATCGATTGAATCGCGAGTTGCGGTTTTCAAATTGACTGAATCCAACAACGGCTTCAAGCAATCATTTTCGGCGCGAGCTTTGTCAAGAGCGCGACGTTTACAATTGCACAAAGAATCTTTTACTTTCTTCGGGTCT